TGGTTTCATGAAACCTATGTTGGCGCAGAAAGCGGAGAAAATGAATTCTTTCCCGTGAGCTTAAATTGGGATGTGCATCCAGATAGAGATCAAAACTGGTTTGACACAGAAACAAAAAATATGAGCAAAAGACAAATTGCTCAAGAATATGAATGCAATTTTAATACTTCAGGTGACACTGTTATACACCCGGATGACATCATGCGTATTAAAAAGATGATCAAAGAGCCGGTGTATCGTGTAGGATTTGATCGTAATACTTGGATTTGGGAAGAACCGAAAGATGAAAATAAATACTTATTGGTTGCTGATGTGGCCAGAGGCGATGGTGCTGATTCTAGTACATTTCATGTCTTTAAATTAGAGACAATGGAGATAATTTGCGAATACAAAGGAAAGCCGACCCCGGATATTTTTGCTGAAATTATTAATACAACTGGGTTACAATATAACACTGCTATGGTTGTAATTGAAAATAATTCCGTTGGGTATCACGTTTTAGATAAAGTAAAAGATCGAGGATATGCAAATATTTATTACTCTAAAAAAGGCACGCATCAATATGTAGAGCAGCATAATGCCGAAGGCAACTCCTCAGTGGTTCCTGGTTTTACTACTTCTCACAAAACCAGACCGTTAATCATTGCTAAGTTCGAAGAGTTCATAAGAAACAAAGTTCTTACTATTTATTCTAAACGACTGGCAAATGAATTAGACACTTTTATTTGGAAAAACGGGAGACCAGAAGCACAACGAAGTTATAATGATGATTTGGTCATGGCTGCTTCTATTGGATGTTGGGTGAGAGATACAGCAATTGTTGAAAACAAAAGGGACGTTGAATATAAAAAAGCGTTTTTAAATGCTATGATCTCTACAAATACAACTTTAGATACAAGAGTACCAGGTCAAACAAAACCAGACTTACGTGATAAAATGTTTGATGAGCGCAAAAAAATGACAGAATTTGCTTGGATATTAAAAGGATAAAAAATGGCTGATAACAATACCAAAAACCCTGAGTCTCCTCTTTTTAAAAGGTTAACTCGCCTTTTCTCAGGTCCAATTATCAATTATCGCTCACAAAACACTAGGCAACTTCGTAGAAGAAGACTGGATAAATATGCAAGAACGTTTAAAGATGTAGCTGGTCAAAAATTTGAAAGAGTGGGATACAACCCATTAGATAATTTTAGTTCTTTTAATGTGAGCGCTCAGGCTCGTCTCTCTCGTTATTCTGATTTTGATCAAATGGAATATATGCCTGAGTTGGCATCAGCTTTGGATATTTACGCTGATGAAATGACCACTTTTAATGTATATAATAGAATGCTTCGAATCCAATGCCCTGATGAAGAAATCAAACAAATTCTTGAAACCTTATATTACAAGGTTCTAAATATTGAATTCAATCTTTTTGGTTGGTCGCGGACAATGTGCAAATTTGGTGATTTTTATCTTTATTTAGATATTGATGCTGATACTGGTATTAAGAACGCAATTGGCCTTCCTTCAAGAGAAATAGAAAGAATGGAGGGGCAAGACAAAACCAACCCAAATTACATCCAGTATCAGTGGAATAGTGCGGGAGTTACGTTTGAAAATTGGCAAGTTTCTCATTTCAGGATTCTTGGAAATGATAAGTTTGCGCCATATGGCACTTCTGTGTTAGACTCTTCAAGGCGAATCTGGAGACAGCTTCAGTTACTTGAAGATGCAATGATGGCTTATCGTATTGTTCGGTCACCAGAAAGAAAAGTATTTTATGTCGATGTCGGTAACATTCCAGCGCCAGACGTTGAGCAATTCATGCAACGTTTTATTTCTTCTATGAAACGAAATCAAATTGTAGATCCTGATTCTGGTCGAGTAGATTTACGTTATAATCCGATGTCAGTTGAAGAAGATTATTTTATTCCAGTTAGAGGGGGGGTTTCAACAAAAATTGAAAATCTAGCTGGCGGTTCATTTACTGGTGACATTGACGATGTTAAATATTTGCGTGAAAAATTATTTGCAGGAATTAAAATTCCACAATCTTATTTGGTTCGAGGCGAAGGCGGGGAAGAAGATAAGGGAGCTTTGGCTCAAAAAGACATTCGTTTCGCAAGAACAGTCCAACGACTACAGCGTTCGGTTGTAACTGAGTTAGAAAAAGTTGGGATTATTCACTTATATACATTAGGATTTAGGGGTGACGATCTTATTAATTTTACTTTAAGATTAAACAATCCTTCTAAAATTTCTGAACTTCAAGAGCTTGAAACATGGCGAACTAAGTTTGATGTCGCCGGTGCAGCAACTGAAGGATTCTTTTCTAAGCGTTGGATTGCTCACAACTTATTTGATATTTCTGATGAAGAGTTCCTTCGTAACCAGCGAGAGCTTTTCTACGACAGGAAAATTGCAACTCAACTTGATCAAGTTGCCGAAGAGGAAGCCATGGCAGCAACTGGAGGTGGCGGCGGTGGTGAACTCGGTGGTGATGAATTCGGTGATGATCTTGGCGGCGAGGAACTTGGTGATGATCTTGGCGGCGAGGAACTTGGTGATGAACTCGGTGGCGAAGAAGGTGGCGAGGATGAAGTACTTTTAGCTGAGCCGGAAGCAGCAGGTAAGCGTGATGATAAACCCACAGTTTACAAAGATGATGATGGGATGACAACAACTCGCGACTCTAAGCATAAAATGCATCGCCCAGTTAAACAAGATAAGCGTCGTTCTGCAGGGCCTCGCAATCGTCAATTGAGAGCTTTATCTACTCATGAATTAGCTAAAATGCCTTCTCGTCAAGTTAGAATGAATCTACCTGCAGGTGCAAAAGAATTGTTAGGACTTGGTAAAGGTATATTTGAGAACAAAACAACTAATTATGAGAAAGAAGAGAAAGAAATCTTCGAAGTTAAAGATGAGATTAAAAAGATTTTTGAAGACTTGGAGCAGATTTAATGGCTAAACACAATAAAAAAAGAAATACCGCTTTCATTTATGAAGTGTTAATTAGAGAGATTATTAAGCAGACGATTAACAAAAATAAAGAAAAAAGAGATATTGCGATTGGTGTCGTTAAAGAAGTTTTTAAAAAGGGCACCCAGTTGCGTAAAGAATTGGATCTTTTTAAAGCTTTATTGGAAACTAAAAACCTAAATGAAAGAGTAGCAGAAAAATTAATATTCGAAGTCAAGAAACAACATAACAGATTAGATCAAGAAAAGATCTTTAAAGAGCAAAGCAGCGCAATTGCGACAATCAATAAAAGTATTTCCAAAGGAGTGTTTGCGAACTTTGTTCCAAATTACAAAAGTTTAGCTACAATATCTCAAATATTTGGGCCTTCCACAAATCCTAAAACAAAAGTTTTATTAGAAACAAGAGTAATTCAAAAACTCTCACAAGACGTCAAGTTAAAAGAAGAAGCACCAAAGACCTCTTCTTTGGTTATTAAAACTTTTACAAAACGTTTTAATAATACGTATTCTGAGCTTTTGGAAGAACAGAAAACCCTTCTTTCACAATATGTATCTTCTTTTCAAGATAATGGGACTGAATTTAAATTTTATTTAAATCAAGAATTAGGAAGATTAAAAAAGATTGTAGAAGAATCCCATGAGCTTGAAGAAGTCAAGCAAGATAAAACTTTAAAAACAAAACTTAAAGAGGTTTCAAATATATTAAATAGCTTTAGCAAGGAACCTGTAAACAAAGACAAGTTTCTTCAAGTATTAAAAATTCAGAATTTAGCCAAAGAGTTGCAATCATAATGCTGGATATAAAAATAGATACAATTAAAAAGCCAATTACTATTAGCGTGGATAAGCCCGATGCAATAGTACACTTAAAAGCAAGAAAAACCATCGCTGGTGATGTAATAATTTATGACCATCCAGATATTGATATTATTGTGTCTCCAAGAGAAAATAAAATTTTTGCTTTAACTAAAAAGCATTACGGCGATCATGTTTACGCAACTCAATCTAGATTGTTTGATTACCTTTCCAAAAAAGGAGTTACTGATGCGTCAAAAATTAGAGGTGGAAATATTTTTGGTTCTTTAGAAGGGCCGGTGTTGGTAGCAGAGGAAGCACAAAAAAACAAAGTAGATCCTTTGCACATTGCAATCTATTCAATTGCAAAATTCTTACATGAGGAAGCCCCAGCAGTAAAAGGTTATAAAGAATATGAAGCTGAATTTGACAAAGAACTAACTGCTCCTGATGACGAAGAGACAACAGCGCTTGGTAAAATCCCGCATGAGCCAAGACAAGGCGTAAGTAACACCTACCCAGGTTCGACAGGTGCTTATGGGCTAGTCGGGCACTATTACGAATAACAAAAAGAGATTAATATGGGCTTATTATATTTTGTTTTAGCTGCGTATGGTTTAACACAAATCCTTGTTTATGGATCCATTTTCGATAAAATAAGACCAAATAAAAATTGGCTAGGTGGGTTTGGAAAACTTTTCCATTGTCCAATGTGCCTGGGTTGGTATGTTGGTGTATTCCTATTCAGCATTAACAAATATACAGAACTATTTACTTTTGAATATAATTTAATTAATGCTTTGATATTGGGGTGCTTATCTTCTGGAACTTGCTATTTATTAAGTATGTTAATAAATGATTTTGGTTTAAAGCTTAATCATAGGAGTGAAAATGAGTAATCCTTGGATGACAAAGTGGAAGCTACAACCGGTTCGCAGATGTTGCAGCGGATCTAATATCGCACGGGTTATGCCCGTTTAAAAAAATTAGGAGAAGCAATTATGAAAATAACAGAATCACAATTAAGACAACTAGTTCAAGAAGAAATTGATGAAATGGTCGATGAGGGCATTTTTGA